GCTGGTCCTGTTACTTTCCAAGGTCTAATCTCCTCCACCAATAACATCCTGGCGAAGAGAATTTCCTACAATAACCAGGACGGCACAGTAATTAGGCAAACACTACTGGCGAGGGAATTAAATGGTGATCCTTCAAACGGTCCCGACATTAGTAATATCACAGGATACAATACGCCTGGTGATGGGGATCTTGTTTATAACATCGATTGGACACCTGGCAAGTCTCTTGGTTGGATTTATTCAGGTCAAACATGGTACGAGTTTGGTATCACAGATACTGGGCAAATCAATGTTGCTAATGATTCTGGTGTCACGCGCATTGGTATTGGCACTGCTCCTGATATTGCTAACTCCGTCTACAGGATAAAAGTAGATGGTAGCGTCCACATTGATGGTGACGTTGTTGCAAGTGGTAGAGGCACAGTTGCATCTGATAAGTATTTCACCAAGACATATACAGGTGACGGCACTACACTAACATTTGCAGTATCTACTTACTCCAATGCACAACATAGTGACGATTCTCTGCTTGTCGCACTCAATGGTGTGATTCAAATTGCAGGCACAGATTACACTGTAGATGGATCGGGTGCTAACGTTGTATTCACTGATCCTCCTGCAAGTAGTGATACTATTCACATTAAAGAGTTGCCTATCTAAATAGTCAGGAGGATACTAGGGAAACATGGCAGTAACAAGAATTTCGGGCAATCAAATTGCCACGACTACTCAAGCACAAATACAATCTTTGACATTCTCTCAAGGGACGAGTGTTTTGAGGATTCCTGCTGGCACAACTGCTCAACAACCTACAGGTGTATCTCCTGGCACAATTCGTTTCAATACTGATAATGATGCTGCTGAAATCTATAAAGCAGATGATGGCACAGGTAACCCTGGATGGTCACCCATTTCTGGTGGTGGTCCATCACTAGGCACCGATAGTATCGTCCGCACAAATGACAATATCATTCAAGAAAACCTTAGTATTGGTCCTTCTGCAGGATCTGAATTTACTAATGGTATGAGTGCTGGTCCTATCACTATTGATACAAACTATACCGTCACTATTGAAAGTGGTGGAGCATGGAGTGTTAGATAATGGCAAAACTTAAAGTAGGTCAAATTACAGGATTGAGTCCTCAGTTTACAACAACGGTCCCAGAAGAAACTGATCTGTTGTTTGCGGGCACTTCTAATTTGGTTGGTAATCAATATATTCCATTTCCTTACGGAACTGTTGCTCAATTCGAGGCAGATAAGATACAAAATGCTCCTCGTAGAGAGTTTAATGGAATGATGAGATATGATACCGCTAACAACGAGTTTCAAGTGTATTTGAATGGTAAGTGGCACGCTCCATCCACATAAATACAGATAAAACGTTGTGAGATGAGTAAACTTACTGTTGCAGGTTTAGGCGGGATTCCATCTACGGTGGGATCTGTCACTGTTCCGACTGGTAATACCCTTCAGGTAAATGGAAATGTTTACCATACAGGTACAGGTGCGTTGCAGTTGCCTACAGGCACAACTGCTCAACGTCCTGCTAATCCTGCCCCAGGTTGGATGCGTTGGAATACTGATGATGCAGCATTAGAATGGTGGACTGGTAGTGCTTGGCAGCAGAAAACTGGTGAAGATGGTAGTTCTGGTGCTCCATATACATCACGGGCAAATGTCATTGCTGATGATCCTGGCACTGGTTTCTTCTATATTAACTTCGATGGTGCTGGCGCAGAGCAATCTTATCTCTACAAAGATGCCAATGGTAAGTATTGGTATGCAGTAGCATCTATTACTGATACTACCGATCATGGTCGATATACTGGTGGTCAGGACTTCTGGTTTGGTAACTGGTCAAATACTACAACAACTGGTAGTGCTGCTAACTTTATGAGTGCAGACTTTAAGTCTCGTCATTATTCATCTGCCACCGCAGATGATGTCCTTATCATGCAAGGTTGGTCTACTTCTGGCACACCTTTCGACACATCTACTGAAGTTGCATACATCAATGGTGTATTTACCAACAGAGGTAGAAACATGAGAAACATGTTTACTTCTCATATATCTCTTGCAAACCATAGTAATATTGGTGGCACAAGAATTGGTGGCATGGTATTCCTTAAAGGTAGTGCTCAGAATTCTGATGCTAGATATAGAGGTAATAGTGCTGGTGAATTGCAACCAAATAACGAGTGGCATCTATCACCTGCAAACTGCGAAAACTATGCTTTCAGTATGATTAACGCTCTTGGATGTTATTCCTCTGGTTGTAACGTTGAGCACCATGCATGGGTTGGTAATGAAAATAACAACTATTCTGAGCAAAACTTCCCAGAACCAAACTGGTCAGGTGATTGGGGTATTAACAACCCTGGATCTCAAAACTGGATGTATTGGTTGTTCTTCTACGCATAAAAAGACATGTCAAGAATTACAGTAAACGAAATCAATGGTGCGTCAGATCACAATTTTGGCGTAGAATTCGAGACTGGGGATAACCTCATTATTGCTGGTACGTATAATCTTAGACAATTCTCTCACTTTAGTATACCTTCTGGCACAACTGCTCAGCGTCCTAGTCCTGCACAACCAGGCATGATTAGAATGAATACTACATTGCGTCAAGTTGAGGTCTATACTGGCACTAACTGGCAAAAAGTGTTTGAAGCAAGTTCATAAATAAACAAAGGGTAACCTATCGGAATCATAAATGTCACAGTTAAATGTAGATAAAATTGTATCCCTAGCAGGTGGAGGCGGTACCGCTGAGTTTCAACTTGAAGCAAGTGGTAACTTTAACTTCGATAGTGGCACATTATATGTTGACTCCACTAATAATAGGGTTGGTGTTAATGACGCTACTCCATCTTTTGGACTAGACATCAATGCAACCGATGGTCTTAAAGTTCCTGTAGGTACAACAGCACAAAGACCTGGAGCACCTGTAGAAGGTCTGTTTAGATATAACAGCACTGACCGCACATTTGAAGGATATTCATTCAACGCAGGCACAAATGCTGTGGAGTGGGGTCCTATTGCTGGTGCAGGTGGTGGCGGCACTCCTGATCAATCCGATGATCGCTACAGTGAGGATTACTCTCGTGGTGCAATTTTGCGCTCTGATGGTACTAATGCTTTCTGGTCATTCGATGGTGAGAATGATACTGGATGGGCAACTGCTAGAATCTGGACTCATGGATATGTTGGTGGTGGATATAGAGGTGGATCTCCCTGGAGAAATGTAAATCGCACTGTCCACTCTACTGATACATCTACAAACCTAGGTGATACTCTGGATAGATCTGGTGCATATATGTCTGGATCTTGGAATGATATTAAACACTTCTTCCACTCGATGGAGAATACTTACAGAGGTTCTTCCAACTATACCTCTGGTTTCAATATGGCAACTGAGGCGGGTATCACTCACCAGTCATCATGGAATATGACTGTCAACCGTGGATCGATGGGATCGATGCAAGATCATGTTTTTGCTGGTGGTAATTCTATTCTTCACGGTGGTAGTAACTCTCGCACCGATGTATTCAATTTGAATACAGAAACTATGAGGACATCTGGTTTCCCACCTAATCATGATGGTAGTGGAGAAGACCCCTCATGGGGTGGTCATGGTAGACTAAAAGGATGGTATAAGCAAGGTGGCACCAGAAGAGGATTTGAGTGGAAGAATGAATCTTGGGTCACATGGGAGCATGGTCCTGGTGGTGATGGTTGGAAGAAAATTCTTCCCTCTATGCTAGGTCATATGTATTGTGGCACTGGTAATAACAACCAGAATGGTAATGCTAGAATCGATGACATCACTGGTATCAACACCAGAAACATTGACTTTGGTAGAATGGGTGAAGAAAACTTTGAAATGGGTATGAGAAAAGGTTATTGCCTTGGTAACTATAATGGTAACCAGAATAATCAAACATTCAAAGTAAACTACCAAACTGATGGTGCTACATACCTAGGAGGGACAGCAGAACCTAAAGGTCACTCTGGTATGTCTTCTGCTCACTGTGCATCTGCTTCTTCCGCTACATCGGCAGCGGCATCTTACGACTACGGTACAAACATTCCTAACTTCTGATGGCAAATACTAACGACGTTATTGTTCTAGATCTTGAGCGTTTCCCTAAAGTGGGGGAATGGGGTACCTATCTTGGTAGTCAACTTGGTTTGCAATTCTATGAATTGGATGATTCTTACTGGGGTTACATTCCTAGAGAAGTCCACTATGTTAGACTATCTCCTAAGGATGCTGACTTTGGATCACGTTACTGGGGTGAAATCCGTGGCGAAAGATCTGCTTATGGTGAGAATGAAGAAGGCACAACTAATAAAGGCAGAGAGACAATCGATGAGACTAAGTTTGACATCTCATTGAGAGTCATGAAGGAAGTAACTACACTTGCAATTCAAGAAATTTTTGAAAAAAGAGAGACACTGCTTCGCACTAAATACTCACAACTTGAGATGGAGACTTGGGAAGATCAACTAGCAGAAGCGAAAGCATATATTGCTGACAATACTGCTGAGGTTAAACTAATTAACCGTCTTGCTGAAGTCCGTGGATTGACACTTGATGTCTTTGCTGCTAAAATTGTGGAGAAAGATACTGAGTGGAAAACCAACTGGTATGATCTTGCTGTAAAAGAGCAAGAGATGATTGCCAAAGTTAAAGCATGTAAAAACAACCGTGATGCCAATGTATTCCTAGAGGATTACTTTGGTATTGAAATGCCCAATTATCAATGTCTAGAGTATAACCGTTGCTATGAAGAAGAAGGAACAGGACTCATCCTTAGAAAAGAAGCAGTCGTCTCAGGAATCAAATTCTGATACTTATGATGTCAATAATCTTCTAGCAGATCTAGAAGATATTGCTGCTTGGGATACTGATGAATTCACCGCAAAGATGATGCAGTGGTCTGATTCACAGTATTTCCAACAATCAGAATTCCAAAATAGATATTATGTCGTTGGATCTCATGTGACTCCATATAGACAACTGCAACAGGCAGTTATGGAGATTCAGGCGAGATACAATGCCATGCAGAAGATCACCATTCAATACAAACGTTGTCTCAATGACATCGAGCGTGTGAAATGGGAGATGGAAGAAGAGGACAATAAATTTTACAAGCAAGATAAGCAATACGAGTTGGAATTGCTGCTTGTAGATAAGCAACTGTGGGTCAACAAACTAAACCAATCCAAAGATGAAATCACTGGTTTCATGAATATCATCAAGGAAAGGACTGGTGAGGATCCTACTGCGTGCATGAATATCCTTGAAGATAAAGAACTCAAAGAGGCAGAAGAGCACAAGTATTGGATTGCTCGTATGGCAAAACAGGCATCAGTAGATCTCCTAACTACTGGTAGAATCCAAGCAGGTAACTTAGATTCAATGCTGCAAATGTCCCCTGAGGATCAAGCAGCAGTCACAGATCTTGCATTGACATACTCTACTGCTGTCAATCGTAGCGTTGGTGCTATCAAGGAAGCAGCAGAAGATAGAGTAGAAAAGATGATGGAAGGTAAACCAATTCAAATGTTTGACACTTCAGGAGTGCTCTCAGATTATGCAGGAAACAACATCACAGACCGCTTGCTTCAGTCTCCCGATAAACCCGAAACTGACTCCTGAGTTTATTGATGATCATTTCATTCCGTTTCTGAATAGAAACAAAGATCTGATCGTTGATCTATATTTTACTTCAAGGATGCCCCCATTCACACAAGATGCGATGGGGGATGTTTTTCGCAGTGAAAATAATGCAAAGGGTGCAATCTCCAATGCATTGTATATCTCAGAGAAGACAGGTATTCCACTATCTGCCACATTCAATAATATGTGGGTGAGACCAGATCAAAAGAATCTGGATATGTGGATCAATAACTTCAAATATCTGTGGGATGTTGGCATCAAGATTGTTACTTTGCCACATACATCATGGGTATCAACAGGACAGATTCAACGTCACTTTCCTGGCATTTATATCAAGAATACAATCCTTCGTGAGGTAGTTAAACCCAATGAGATTGTGTCTCTTGCTAGTGCAGGATTCAACTATATCAATCTCGATCGTGACATCATGCGCGATCAAGATGCTCTGCCAATGATTAAGAAGGCAAAGGAATACTGTGCTGAGAGAGGTAATCCCATCAAACTATCATTGCTTGCTAATGAGCATTGTTGGGGTGGTTGTCCTATCATGCCTGAGCATTATCAATATAATTGTACAAGACAGGGCACAGAACCAGAGTATTTCAATACAGAAACCAGTCGTGTCTCATGCTCACGATGGGATCAATATGATGCAGCAAGTGAATTGAAGCAGGCGAATCTCCCTCCCTGGAGAGAAGATTGGGAAGAATTGTTGGATGTTATTGATGTATTCAAGATGCATGGTAGAGAGTCTGCTGTGCGTCTAAAAGAGTCGATGGATATCATTCAGCGGTGGAATAATGGTGAGGAGTTGTTACATCCTGACTTTGATAAGTATATTGAAGATATAGACATCAAGGACGCACCAATCAATATCTGGCGTGACAAGATTAAGACTTGTAAGTTTAACTGCTGGGACTGTAATTACTGTGAGAGTGTCATTGACGCACATTTAAAGAAACAACAACGTGAAATGAATCCACTGATTGATCGTGTCATTCGTGCTATCGATGGCGCTGTAGATAATAATTCTAACTTCAATCCTGAAGGATATGATGTAGTTGGACTGTCATCCAATAAGGTCAGACATCTTATCAATAACCTGTGCAGAGATCCTGACACAGTATATGCTGATGTGGGTACTTACATGGGCAGCACACTCTTTGCTGCTACAATGGGCAATCCAATCAAAGCATATGCCATCGATGATTGGTCTGGTGGTGTAGTCACACCTAAAAGAGCAGACCTAGGTAAAGACTTTGAGGTAGAAGATCCTCAGACTATGTTGATGGCAAATACACAGAGATGGTTTAATGAAGATTCATCTATTGGCATCACAGATAGACCTGTTTGCGATGTAGATTTCAACCCAGAGTTTAGACCTAATGTTATCTTTTACGATGCAGATAACAGACCTAAGCAGATGACTGAGAATCTACAACACCTGCATAGTAATGCTGCTGACTCATACATTCTTGTGGTTGATGATGCTAACTTCGATGGAGTTGTTGATGCTACAGATGAATTTCTTAAGGATAAAACTGTAGTATATAAGAGGACTCTTCTTACTGAAGAGTTGGAAGATCATAGCGATTGGTGGAATGGAGTTTACATCGTGGTGGTGGAAAAATAGTATAAATAACTGAGAGGAATCCAGATGGTATAAATGTCACAGTTAAATGTAGGCACTTTGAATGTTTCGACTGTTTCATACAGCGATTCATCAACAACAAATACTGCACCAACAGCACAAAGTGTTATCGGTGGAAGTCCCGCTACTGATGAAGTATTGAAGTGGGATGGAAGTAGTTGGGTAGCAGGTGAAGTTGCTGCCGAAGGTAGATTGTTGGGCATTGACGTTTATACCAATCAAAATGGTGAGTGGGATCAAAGATCTCGCTCTGGTGGTAGTGCTACCTGGAATCGTCCTGCTAATTGTAAACATGTCCTGGTATATGTTACAGGTGGTGGTGGCGGATCTCGTGTAAACGATAACAACTACCGTGGTGCAGGTGGCGGTGGTGGTGCTACTGCAATCAAATATATTGATGTCTCTGGTGTATCATCTGTCAACGTAACCTGGGGTGAGGGTGGTAACTACTCCAGAAATGGTGGTAGAGGTGCTAGTGGTGGCACATCCACATTTGGATCTTATTGCACAGCAACAGGTGGTGGCGGTGGTTATACCGACAACCCCTATGAAGGTGGACGTGGTGGTGAAGCAACTGGTGGAGATATTAACCTCCCTGGTGGTGATGGTGGTATGAATTATGACTCTACCCGAAGAATCGGAACTACATCATTGAAAACTTCACTTAAAAGTGGTCAAGGAACTCCCTTTGCATTCTCAGATAATTCAGGAACAGGAACTGCAATATCTGCTTGGAGTGTTAGTCTTTGGTTTTATCAAGAGGATTTTTCAAGCGACTTTGAGATTATCTATGCACAAGCTAATCGTTACCATGGCTTCGGAGTTCATATAAATGATGATGATAAA